CCTACCCGGCCGAGCAGTGGGCGCGCCGCGCCGTCGAGGCGTACCGGCGACACCGCGCCGACCGCATCGTCGCGGAGGTCAACAACGGCGGCGACCTTGTGGCGGCGACGCTGCGCGCGGTCGACCGCACGGTGCCGGTGGTGCAGGTGCGCGCGACGCGCGGGAAGGCGCTGCGCGCCGAGCCCGTTGCGGCGTTGTACGAGCAGGGCCGCGTGAGCCACGTCGGCCTGCTGGCTCGCCTCGAAGACCAGTGCGCGTCGTGGGATCCGACGGGCGACCATCGCTCGCCCGACCGGCTCGACGCGCTGGTGTGGGCGCTGACGGACCTTGTGATCGATCGCGCCGCGCCCCTTGCGTCGCCGCCGCCGACGCTGGTACGGTCGGCGGGCCGACCCGTATGGTGAGCACCGCGACACAGGCTGAGATCGCAGCAGCGCGCGCGACCGCGTCGCGTGTGCCGTTCCTCGCGACGCCGCCGTACAACGACCGCTTTCAGTACCGACTTGGCTCCGCGCTCACGCCGCAGGCGCTCACCGCGATCCAGCGGCAGGCCGACATCGGGTACCTCTACCAGTGGATCGACGCGCTCGACGAGCTGCGCGAGGCCGACCCTCACCTCCACGCGGAGCTCTTCCGACGCGAGGCGCTCGTCGCGGGCGCCGCGTGGGAGATCCGGCCTCCGAAGGACTCGGGCGAACTCGGCGCGCGCGTGGCCGACTTCGTCACGGAGACGCTTCGCGACGTTGAGGCGCGCGGCGACATGGCGCTGTCGTTCGGCGATCTCCTGCACCACCTGCAGCAAGGGATCTACTACGGCCGCAGCGTGGCCGAGGTGATCTGGTCGAGCGACGGGCGCCGCCCGGTCGCGTTCGAGTTCGTGCACCCGCGGCGCCTCGCGTACGCGACCGATTGGAAGCTCCACCTGTGGGACGCGACGGGCTCTGGCGCGGGCATCGGCGTGCCGCAGACGGAGGCCGAGCGGGCCTTCGCGCGCTTCCCCGGCGTACCGCTGGATCTGTTCCCCGAGGGGAAGTTCGTCGTGCACCGGCCTCGCGTTCGCGGTGGCTACCCGACGCGCGAGGGCCTGGGCCGCGCGGTGTGTTGGTACTCGCTGTTCAAGCGGTTCTCCATGCGCGACTTCCTCGCGCTCGCGGAGTGGGCGGGGCGCGGCCTGCGCGTCGGGCAGTACAACAGCGGCACGGGCCCTGACGCGCCGGTGCGCGCGGCGCCCGAGGACGTGGCCGCGCTGCAGGACGCGCTCGAAGCGATGAGCTCGACGGTATCGGTGGTGATCCCCGACACGACGAAGCTCGAGGTGAAGGACGCGCCGAACGTCAACGCGATCCACGAGCGCCTCGTGGCGATCTGCAACTCCGAGATGTCGACGGCCATCGTCGGCTCGACGCTCGGCAGCGAGGTCGGCGAGAGCGGCGGCAACCGGGCGCTCGGCGAAGTGCACGAGCGCACGACGCTGACGATCGCCAGGCGCGACGCTGAGGCGCTCTCGGCGACGCTGCGACGCGACCTCATCGGGCCGATCGTCGCGCGGGTCTACGGCCCCACGGCGCCGGTGCCGTCGATCAGCTTCTCGGTCGACCCGACGCAGGATCTCGACGCGCTCACGAAGCGGATCGACCTGATGGTGCGCGCGGGGCTCCCGCTCGCGGCAGCGGACGTGCGCAACCTGCTCGGCTTGCCCGACCCGGCGCCCGACGCGGCGCTGATGGTGCCCCCGTGACGGCGAGGTACGAGCACATCGACTTCAGCCCTCCGCAGGGCGCCCGCGACGCCGCTCGCCGCGCCCTCGAGGTGCGCGCGACGAAGCCGCCGTCGCAGCGTGGGATGACCGTCGTCGGCCTCGCGCGGGCCCGCGACCTCGCGAACGGCAAGACGCTCTCGCCCGAGACGGTGCGCCGGATGAAGTCGTACTTCGATCGCCACGAGGTCGACAAGCAGGGCTCGACGTGGGGCGAGCAGGGCAGGGGTTGGCAGGCGTGGCAGGGGTGGGGCGGCGACGCGGGCTACGCCTGGGCGCGGAAGGTCGTGCGTCAGATGGACGCGGCAGACGAGGCAGCGAAGATGAGCGACGCGACGACGACGATGGCCGACGCCGAGGTGAGCGTGGTGCCGTTCCACGAGTACCCCTTCGCCGAGGGCGCGTGGGATGCCGACGCAGCGATCCAGCGGTTGCGGGCGTGGGCCGGTGTCGACGGTGACGAGCCGTCGGCCGACGCGTGGAACGACTACGCCGAGGGCTTCGCGATCGTGCGCGGGCCGCGCGACAACCTCACCTCGTACATCCTCCCGCACCACGACGTTCGCGGCGTCGATCTCGTCACGGTCCCCGCGGGCGTGTCGGCTGCGATCGGCGCTCTGCACGGCGCCCGCGGCGGCGGCGTCGACGTGCCCGCGGACGTGCGCGACGCCGCGCTGAAGCACCTCGAGCGGCACCGCGCGGCGTGGGAGCAGTCGCGCACGGCGCGCTGCCCGAGCGTGGCGATCTCGATGACCGCCGAGCCGGTGTCGCGCTCGCAGATTCAGATCGCGCGGATGGGCGACTTCAAGGGTCACCCGCAGGGTGGCTTCACGATGGACGGCGAGACCTTCGCGGGCATCGTGGGGAACTTCGATCGCTCGAAGAACCGCCGCGTCCCGGTCGACTACGAGCACGCGACCGAGATGGTGAGCGCGCCTGGCGTGCTGCAGCACGGGGCCCCGGCCGTCGGCTGGATCACTGCGCTCGAAGTCCGCGGCGAGGAGCTGTGGGCGACGGTCGAGTGGTGCGACCCGGCTGCGGTCGAGGCGATCCGCAGCGGGCGCTACGCGTACTGCTCGCCCGCGGTGGTCTTCGGCGCGGTCGACCCTGAGAGTGGCGAGCCGATCGGTGCGCGGCTCACCAGCGTCGCGCTGACGAATCGGCCCTTCCTCGACGGGATGGAGCCGGTCACCGCGCGCGATCCGCGCGCCGCATCGCTCTCGCCCGAGAGCGTGCACATCCCCGCGGCCATTCGGGCCGAGAAGGAAACGAAGATGGAAGACGAGAAGAAGATGGCAGTGCCCATGGGCGAGAGCAAGGCGATGGCCAAGCTCCGCGCGATGGGCGCGACGTACTGCAACCTCGAGGGGCAGGTCGAAGAGATGGCGATCCTCGAAGCGATCGAGAAGATGCTCGAGAAGCTCGAGGAGCTCGAGATGGCCGAGAGCGCCGCGATGAGCGACCGCGTGATCGCCGAGGGCCGCGCGCCCGCGACGGCTCGCGACCGGCTCGTGAAGCTCTGCCGCGCCGACCGCGGGACGTTCGACGCGCTGTACCCGGCGCAGTCCGCGCCCGCCGCCGACGCCCGCCTGATGTCGGCCCGCGTGGCCCCGCAGGGTGGCATCCCGGCCGAGCGCGCGCCGTCGCCGGTGCGCCACGCTGACGCCGCGCACGACCGCGCGACTCGGCTCATGTCTGCGAACGCCGCGCTGACCTACAAGGACGCGCTCCTGCAGGCCTCTCGCGATCTGCGCGAGGAGGCCCTCGCGCCCCTCACCGCCCTGATCGGAGGCCTCAAGTGACCACGTCTCGCCGCAACGTCCAGCTCGTCACGCCCTTCGCCGTCTCGTCGCTCACCGCGAGCGCGGGCGCGGTGCTCGTGCAGGGCGCCACTGACAACAGCGCCGCGCTCCCCGCTGGCGCCGACCCCGACCCCACCAGCGTCGCGCTGCTCGGGCTCTCGTTCTACTCCGTGACCTCGGCGCAGACCGCCGCCGACGTGGTGACCGCGGGGATCTACCCCGGCATCGCCGCCGCGGGCATCACCCGCGGGCAGCTGCTCACCGTCGCCAACACCTCGGGCGGCGTGAAGCCCGCCGCGCCTGGCGCGGGCACCAACGTCGCGACCATCGGCTACGCGATGGAGAACGCCAACAGCGGCGAGCGCGTCGCGATCGACATCCACATCGGCAACCTCCAAGGCTGAGCACCATGAGCAACCTGATTCAGAGCATTCAGCACCAGATCCTCGGCGCTCACGGGATGGGCCCGAGCGACGTCGCGCACGCGATGAGCCTCTCGCCGTCGGTGGTGCACATCGACCGCGCGCTCACGAACCTCGTCGCGCAGTACAACAACCGCGAGTATGTCGCCGACCAGTGCCTCCCGGTCGTGTCGGTGAAGCACCGCTCGGACAAGATCTTCGCGTTCCCCGTGAACACGATGCAGGAGGTCAGCGACTCTGCCGTCGCCGGTCCCCGCTCGCAGGTCAACGAGGTGACGTACTCGCTCACGTCGAACCTGACGTACTCTGTCACCGACTACGCGCTGATGGACTTCGTCTCCAACGACGAGATCGCCAACGCGGACGCGCCCCTGCAGCCGAAGATCTACGCGCAGGACATCGTGATGAACTTCCTCATGCTCGCCCGTGAGAAGCGCGTCGCCGACGTGGTCTTCAACGCGAGCAACTACGGCTCGAACACCGCGGCGCTCTCGGGCGGCGACCGGTGGGACACCGCGACCTCCGACCCGATTCAGAAGATCGAGGACGCGATCGAGAGCTGCTTCGTGCGGCCGAACACCCTCGTGCTCGGCGCCCAGGCGTGGATCAAGCTGCGCAACAACCC